CCACGTAAAGTCGTCGTAATAGGTAGGTTTCTCCAGGTTCCACCATCGCCTCCAGGTTGCCCTGGTTCACCACCTTCGCCTCCTGATTCCCATGCATTTGGTTCACCGGGATCTGCATTAAAATTAGGATATGATCCAACACCACCTCTACCTCCACCGGCTCCACCACCTCCTCCACCGAAGTTACCGGTAGCACTACCAGCTCCACCACCTCCACCACCGGCAATAGCTCCTTGGTTTGTAATAGTAATTTTATCAGTAGTATTAATAAAAATAGCATCGCTTGCATCCCATCCATCCCATACATTCTTTTCTGGAGGGGCGCCTATAGACCATGGTTGCTCAGGATACCTACCTGCTGCGTAAGATCCACCATCTCCTCCTCTTCCCATAATAAACCCGTTATTTATAAGTCTTAATCCTCTAGGCCAATTACCCGTAGTTAGAGCTGGTTTATTCATATCATCTGAATATATGTATACATCATTGTCAATAGTTATAACTGCTCTATCAATACCATTCCACCCTCTATCTAAAGCCCATTCAGCTAAATTTAAATTTTCTTTATTTTCTGTTATAACTGCTCTAAAGATCGGATTTGCATCGATAATTTGTGTGCCACCTCCTATCTCAGTATTAGGTTCGTCCTCATCAAGAGGTACTCGTCTCCATGTATAAAATCCATAGCTAGGCATTATGTTATTATGCTGTAAAGTACTACCTTGGTTTGAAGAAGCTACAGTATTAGATCCCTTAATTTGCGAGTTTACATATAATAAAGTAGCTGCACTATCTACCTCTTCATTAAGTTCCTTTAATCTATCAACTCCAGCCAAAGCTATAGCTGCTTCTTCTACACCTAAAACATCTATAATAATATTACGAGATTTAATTAAATCTACTGAACTTAATCTACCAGTATGTACTCTATCACTATCTCTTGAATCGTAATCTGCTTGTTGAATTGATATACCACCGGATACCCATTCAACATTTACTGGTCGGGGACTATCACTAATAAAAACTTTAGTATTAGGTATACTACTATCAACTAGACCTGCCCATCCTGGTCCTCCAGTTACAGCACCACCCCAGCCTCGTAATGAATAATTACCAAATTTAGGATCAAAATCATCATCGGTATATCTATATCCTTCTTCATGTCTTTTTCTAATTAAGAAATCACGGTATTTATTTTGACCATTAAAACTACCATTATTTTGAAAAGCTTCAATTTCAGCTTGACCTATAAGATATGAAAAAGGGTTATTAGAGACATTAGGTAATAAATTAGAAACTGCTGGATTGTAATCTTTTTCTTGAGTAAGATTTCTAGGGTTTACATTAGGTCCAAAGTAAAGGCTAAATACGTTTAAATCCCTACTTTGTACAATTTCACGTGTAGTTGTTTGTACATTAACATCATGTGTATGAGCGGGTAAATTAGCTTGACCTAGTTTATCGGTAAACGCACCATCCATATCCCCATTTTCTTTACCAACTGAACCTGGAGTAAAAATCTTTTCAGTCCCCCCTACTCCAACAAAAAACCTACCAGGACTTTCTAATACCCATTTAGTACCGGCTATTCTTGTTGAAGGATTATTATTATTTACAGTTAAAATTATACTACCTATAGGATAAAAAGCATCTAACCAATCAGTCGGGGTACTATAACCTTGAGGGTATATATAATTGTTAATAACAACTCTATCATGAATATGCTCATGTCGCGATACGAGTAAATCCCTTTCACTATCAGTGATCAATCTATCATTGCTACTTAAAGAAAGACCTGTGGTATTACCTATACCATCAAAAATAAATTTTTGAAGAGGTAATTCTACATCTAAACTAGTTATAGGATGTAATAAAGAAGAATAGTAATCTGCTATTCTTAATCCTTCAAGACTTTCTCCTCTGTTAGCCATAATGTTATTTAATAAGAACCTCCACTACTACCACTGCTACTACTACCACTACTACCACTAGTATTTTGTCTTCTATTACGTGCATCATCAGAAGTCATTCCATGAGATGAATATCGAGGCTGAGGAGAAACCAATGGTTCCTCCTCGACACTAACAGGTTCTTCAATTTCAATTGGAATTTCTTCAACATTTACATCTATTATAGGAGTTAGGTATGCATGTGGAGTATTAACATGCAATGGTCCAACCATAAACCCTTTATCTGGATGTACATGATAGAATCCAACATAATCTTCTCCTGTTGTAGTCAATACTAATTCACCTCCACTTGTATATTGTTCTGTTATAACTTCATCAGATTCTTGAATTTCTATACTACTATCAATATCATCATCATCGTTATCTTGTGAAACAATAATATTAAAGACGGTTTCTTGTAACTTATAAATCTGATCAAACACTCTTGAAACAGTATCATAATTTACTTCTTCATTATCATGAAATTCTAAATCTCTAAAATTAATATCTACTCCTTCGTAAGATATAAATTTACCTAAAACAGGAATACCTTCTCTTACTTCTGCGAATGGTATAACACTTGCATTTAAAAATACATTAACAGTATCTTTAATAATATTCTGTAACTCACTATTAACTGATATACCTAAACCCGATTCACAACTAATAAGTTTTTCATATAAATTTTTTAAATCTAAAGGAACAAAACTCTTATATAATAACTTACTTTCTTCCATTAGATATATTCTTCCAATATTATGTAGTAAATAAAATAAATTAGTACTATTTTTACCTACTAAGAAATTTAAATTATTATAATTATTGGAAGGTAGCGTATTTGAGTTGAATTTCTTTTGTATTTTATCAAATCTTTCTAACGTACTATCAAAAAACATATCTTCTAAATAAAGTAAGTTTTTATTAGAAGGAAAACCTGCTACGTTTTCTGGATTTGATATAAATCTTGATGAAATTGCTCCTTCATCATTAATAATAAATATATTAGAATCATTACCAGAGAAGAAAATACTTACTTCATCTTGTTTTGCATTATAAACTACTTCTGGTTTATATCTTTTTAATTCTTTAGGATTAAATGGTAATACATAATCACCATCTACAGCAGAAATCTTATCAATATCTAAATGATATATATAAAATACTTCAGCGTCAAATCCATCTAAGGAAGTTAATATTAAAACAGAATCATCAGAGTCTCTTATATCAAATTCTAAAATCTCTTCTCCAGGATTGGAAGAAACTATATTATTAATTAACTCGAATGTATACTTGTTAACTAGTTTTATTTTAGGTGGATCATTAACGTTATTAGCTAAAGCTTGTTCTAATCTATCTTTTCCATGCTCACGACCTCTTATAGGATTACCTTCTTCATCTTCTTCTATAGCTTCTATTTCAGTATATCTATAACCTAAAATATTATTTCCCAGACTTACTTTTTCGTCAATAATATTATCTTTCAAAGTAATTTGGTCTACTAACTTTAATACTCTACATGGAGCTACAAAGCTATTGTCATATAACTTTAAAATAAACGAATCTGTAGTTTTTTCTAACGCATATAAAGTGTCAGTGTTATTATCGTAACTAAATCTCTGAGCACCTTCAAAAATATCTTCTTCTAATCTAATAAGACTACCTCCAGTAGCGAATGTACCAGAAAAAGTATAAGATGATGTTGATGTAGTAGTAAAATAATTAAAGGATTTATCATCATAGATAAAGACCATACTATCGAGAGTGTCATCTAAAACATCTACTCCAGGTACTTTATCAATAAAGCTATATGGATCAATTTGTATAGGTGCGCTATTTGATTTTGATATTTTTACATCATCATTTCTTAAATCTTTCTTACCACTTGATAATCCCAAGAAATAACTATCTTCATTTTCTATAGAATTTAAAAAGTCAAATAAATCCGGATTAGCAATAATATTCTTTGAATATATAATTAAGTTATTCATATTCAAAATTTGTAAATTGGTATCAATAAAGTTTTGATCTATTACATTTCTAGGGGATATAGAAGGTTGCTTTAAAATATTAGTATCCTCTACTGATACTGTTCTATCAAATTCAAATTTATTTAAAAAGCAATTAGTCAAGAATGTATCTTTGCCACTTAATAGCTTAGAAGTAGTATTATAAGTTTTACCAGTAAAAGCCTTTCCTTCATGTACAGTGAATATTCCACTATATTCATAACCACTTAAAGTAAATGAATCACCGTTAGTATATTTAAAATAATCAATCATTTGTAATCAATAAAATTTATATCGTTTATAACTGCAGTTTTAGGTAAGGCATTTTTAATATTGCTTAGCATTATATCTTTCACTTCCTGCTCTACATCACCGCTAACTTTTAAATTCTTAATATTAATATCTATAATATTACTCTTATTTTTAAGATTAGTGTTAATAGAATTAACTACATTAATTTTATCAGTTAAATTTCTCATACCACAAGGCAACGAGATTGACAAATTTTGAATACTATCAATATTTGTACCAAAAATATATCCTAATTCTTGATATTTTTCCAAAGGATTAAGAGTTAGGTATAGATTGTTAATAAACAATTTATTAGTAGCATCATTAAACAAAATCTCTCTTTTATTATCTGACCACTTTAAAAATATATCACCGAATAAAATCTTCTTAGTAAATAATTGATAAGCGTTAACTTTAAATGAGAAAATTATATTAGTATTTAAATATAAATTACAAATACCTTCAATCGAATTAAAAGAAAGAAATATGTTATTTTTTTCAAACTTATCTAAATTAAAGATAGTAGTAAAGGTATTTTTACCTAAGCGATCTTCAATTGAAATTCCTTCTGTACTATTATCAAATAGTTTAAACTGGAATAATATTTCATCACCAGTTTTTGTAAAGCTAAAGCCACCATTAATATCATTACTTTCGGAATATATAGTAAAATCACCTGCATCATTTTGATACGTAAATCCTAAACTAAAACCTCCATTTTCGTTAATAGTATTAAAATAATTGTTTACTCTATTGTTTATACGCGCAGTTGTACAAAAATTAGTAGGGGATTCTCTTAAAAAATCATTCCTAGAAACTCTTACATACTTATATCTCTTTTGTGGCTCGAATGTTAAATCGCTTTTTTTATCAAAATACAATTTCTTTTTAACTGAATCTCTTAAAGTAGAATTATCTCTCAATAATTTTTCAACACTCTTGTCGTAAGTAACACTAAAAATAGGAGAAGCAGCTAATGCAGCTTCTTTAGTAGTATAATCAGGATAATAATATCTATCAACCCAAATACCCTCCTGACCTATACCACCTGATAGCCAAGTGCATAGATAAGTAACATCATCATCTACTATTGAATCATCATCTAATTTGTAAACTCTATCAGATAAATCCGGTCTTTTAAATGAGAAGGATCCGCATTTTGTAAATTTAGTATCGTTTATATTTAACTTATTAAACGGGGCCATCGATGATGGAGTAGTAAAATACGTTGTACCAGGATTTATTTGTATATCAAAATTATTGTAAACAAAATTTAACGATAATGTTTCATTGCGTTCGCTATCAATATCAGATAAAATAGATGTATACTTTCTTAAACTTTGACTAAAGATAGTAGTTTCTGAAGTAGATAATAAATTATTAGAAGATGTAAACTGCTCTTGTGTATTAACTATGTTTTTTAAGTTAAGTAAATTAAAGTTTAATTTGTTATTATTTGAAGAACTATACAACAAATAATTAGAAGGTAGATGGAAATCACTTTTATTATTATCAATAGTTCCTTTATTATCATATGTAATAAAACTTGTATTGTAAGGTGACGGTATAGTTAGATTTACTTCTTGGTTAAGTTTTATAGAACTACCTGCTACAAAATATTGATTAGGTTTCGAATCTTCATTAATTAGTTTTGCAAATAAATTGCCACCATTACCTAAAACAGCATACTTACCATCTGCCTTTTGAGAAAATAAATTTATAAAGCTTTCATTTATATATTTTAAAAGGTTATATTCTAAATTTCGTCCAGCTGTTGAAATTTTATTTTCTGATACAAAGAGCACAGTTCTTTTATTTTCATCATCCCTGGCATCATCACTAACAACTAAAAAGTATCTGATATTATCGACTACTGTACTCACTCTACAAGTAAAATCATCTATAAAGGTTATTTCAAAATCGTTAGCATTATCTTTGTTTATACTAAACGATGTTTTACCATAAAATTGGGAATTATCGATATCGTCACCTTCTTTAAAAGCACTTAATTTAGGGGTACTAAAAATTAAATAATTGTCACTTGAAGTAGTAAAATTGAAAGTTGTAAAAAATGAATCGGGCTTTACCTTTACTTCTGTAACTGATGTAACGTTATCAAGGAGATACTCATCTGTAAGATAAAAATTAGTAAAGTTTAAATTTTTAAAATCTTGAATACCTGATAAAGCTGATATAAAATTAATAGAAAATCCTCCGTTGTATGTTTGCCTATATTGATCTAAAGTTAGATCTACAGGGCAACAATCAGCCTCTACAGAGCTTAAAGCGCTTAAACTTGATTTTAACAAACAACCCATTTTATATATTTATTCTGTGTTCTCCTTATATGATTTGTTATCAAATTGAACTATATAATTGTTGTTCTTTGATAGTAGAGTTATTCTTGAGCTATTATTATCATCATTTAGCAAATCTACACCCATAATATCTAGATCTCCTACGTTTTCATAATAACTTTGTGAATTAATAATAATTGGTACATTTACACGTAGAGTTTCTCCAGTAACATAACCTACGTTAATTTTAAAAGTTATAGCTTTTTTAAGCGCATAAGAAGAAGGAAAATACTTATGCTTATAATTGTCGCTAAATGTAACAGGAGTAGCGCCTTTTATAACTTCAGGAAAAATTGATTCTTTTCTATAATCTCTATAAATTTTTATATCAGGATTGAATACATCAGAACCATCGCCCCAGTTTATTGAAACATAAGCAGGAAATATTTCAGTGTATATATTAGATATATCTAATGTTACTTCTGTAAAATCAAATAAATCTATTTGATTTAAATTTTGTTCAGTATTAATATCTTCTTTAGTAGAAGAGATAGATAAAGTAAATGTATT